CTCACGGATAAAACTTTTCCTTCCGATGCTTACGTTGTAACGTTTCGGAATCCCGATGGTGAAATTCAAAAAGACTTAGTTCGTTCTGCAAAGAGAGTAAACATCTTTGATATGTACTATGATAAGTTTGGACAGGGTGCAATGCTCAGTATCGACTTTGGCCCTGGTAACGTAAACCCCAAACTGTGGGGTAACAAACCACAAGAAGAAAAGAAGAAACGCCGATGAGTATTGGTTTTGGTTTTGATGGTAAGGATAAACAAAAGGGTATCCAACTTAACCTAGAAGAGGTTAACAAAGTCACCAAGGAGTATAAGAAACTCAGGAAGTATATGAAAACAAACTTCTATGAGATTCAGACTCTCAGTGGAGACGAAAAAATCATTTCAGAACTTCTGAAGAAATACGGAGAGGAGGATTGACACCTCCTCTTTTTTTGTATAGAATAGTATTTGGAGGAACTTATTATGGACAAAGAAAGACTAAAACTTATAGTTCGCAATCTAGAACTACTGGTTGACAATTTGAAGTCTGAAGTTTATTCAGATGTAGATGCATACAAACCAAACTACGAAGAGATTGCTCCATACATTGGTGACTACGACGAAATTTTTGAGGACGACGATGGCTACTGCGACTGATGTAAAACTGATTAGTATCACCCCTGATGCCGAGAAGACAATGGCGTACATTGCCAGGGTCTCTAACCCCTCTAATCAGGACAATGAGAACTATGCTGGTCTCTTGCGTTATTGCATCAAACACAACCACTGGAGTGTGTTTGAACAGTCTTCTATGTCGTTGGAGATTGAGACCAATCGAGGTATCGCAGCCCAGATTTTGCGTCACCGCTCATTCACATTTCAAGAGTTTTCGCAACGTTATGCCGATGCAAATCTTTTGGATGATACTATTCCAGTCCCAGAACTTCGTCGTCAGGACACTAAGAATCGTCAGAACTCTATTGATGATCTTGACCCTGCGTTTGTCGAACTTTCATACAAACAGATCGACACATACTTTAAACAAGGTATGTCTCTGTACAATCACTTGATTGAGAGTGGTGTTGCGAAAGAGTGTGCACGTTTTGTACTCCCACTTGCGACTCCTACTCGCATCTATATGACTGGTTCCTGCCGCAGTTGGATTCATTACATCAATCTTCGTTCGGCCAATGGAACACAGAAGGAACATATGGACATCGCTTTGCAGTGCAAAGAGATTTTCAAAGAACAGTTCCCGACTGTCGCAGAGGCCCTTGAGTGGGTCTAAATACAACTACACAAGATTTGAAGTATGGCTGTATACCCTGTAATTAATCAAGAGACTGGGGAACAAAAAGAAGTCTCTATGAGTATTCACGAATGGGATGAGTGGAGAAAGGATAATCCAGACTGGATACGAGACTGGTCTGATCCATCCACCGCTCCCAATTGTGCAGAGATTGGAGAGTGGAGAGACAAACTTGTCACCAAAAATCCAGGTTGGCAAGATGTCTTACATAAAGCTTCAAAAGCTCCAGGTTCCCGCGTTACTAAAATCAATCACTAATGGCAAGAAAAGGAAACTCCCCTATCGGTGTTGGTATGACTTCAAAACAAATGAAGAGGAAGAAACCGATCAATACGGATCTTCTGAATAAAATTGAACCGATCACTGACAATCAAAAGATTTTCTTTGATGCATACAAAGAAGGTAAAAACATCTTTGCTTATGGAGCTGCTGGTACTGGTAAAACTTTCGTTGCCCTCTACCTTGCTCTGAAAGATGTTCTCGATGAGAGAAGTCCCTACGATAAAGTTTATATCGTGAGGTCATTGGTATCTACTCGTGAGATTGGTTTCCTTCCAGGAGATCACGAAGATAAGTCATCTCTCTACCAGATTCCTTATAAGAATATGGTAAAATATATGTTCGAGATGCCTAGTGATGCCGACTTTGAAATGTTGTATGGTAACCTGAAACAACAGGAGACTATCAAGTTCTGGTCAACATCATTCATTCGTGGTACAACCATCGACAGAGCTATCATTCTGATTGATGAATCACAAAACCTTAACTTCCACGAATTGGACTCTATCATCACTCGTGTTGGTGAAGACTGTAAGATTATTTTCTGTGGTGATGCAACTCAAACTGACCTACAGAAAACTTACGAGAAGAATGGTATTCTTGATTTTATGAAGATCATTCAACAGATGGATACATCTTTCCAAATGGTAGAGTTTGGTGTCGAAGATATTGTTCGTTCTGGCCTTGTTAAAGAGTACATTATTAAAAAACTTGCGTTGAATCTCTAATGTTTGTTGTTGAAAATTACCTTGGTGATCTAGAACTCGATAAAAAAGAGGTCGGTGGAGTTCGCCTATATAAACTACCCAATGGCGACTGGGTTCCTTCTATTACTTCAGTCACCAGTTTCTACAACAGGGATGTGTTCCTGAAGTGGAGACAACGGGTAGGTGAACAGGAAGCCAATCGGGTTACCAAGGAAGCTACAACTAGAGGTACAGATTTTCACGAAGTCGCACAAGCTTATCTTGAAAACAAAGAGTTGAATTGGAATGATTACCTTCCTGCAACTCGGTATATGTTCCATAGTGCAAAACCCTATCTCGACAAGATAGGAACTATTCACGCAATTGAACGTACTCTTTATTCTGAGTATCTCGGTTTGGCTGGTCGCGTAGATTGCATCGCTGAGTATGATGGTGAACTTGCAGTCATTGACTTCAAGACATCAAAAAAAATTAAACCTGAAGATTGGATTCAACAATACTTTGTTCAGGAAACTGCATACGCTTGTATGTACTACGAACTGACTGGTATTCCTGTCAAGAAACTCATCACTATTATGGTCACACCTGGTGGTGAGGTTCACGTTTATGATAAAAGAAACAAAGGTGACTACATTAAATTGCTGGTGAAGTATGTTAAAGAGTTTGTCGAAAACCGAATGGTGGTTAATGGATGACATCAACAAGGCCCTAGAAGAAAAATTCTTGTGCTCATCCCGTTTTGCACAAGACATTGAACGCATTGTCTCTAGAGATAAAGTGAGTTATATTGATGCGATAGTTTACTATTGCGAAAAGAATAACATTGACATTGAATCAGTTCCTAAACTCGTTTCAAAACCACTGAAAGAAAAACTGAAGTGGGAAGCGATGGAACTAAACTTTTTGAAAAAAACTTCTCGCGCACGACTTCCGTTATGACTGCATTTGATTGCTATAAAACTTATCTAGCATTCAAAAATCATTTCACAAGAGATACATTCGATTATTTCAAATATGGCGGCAAGACCAATGCGTCTGTCGCCTCTTTTAATAAGAGACGAGACCGTTACTTCTTTGAGAAGATGTCACGTCAGAAAAAAGATGATGAAATAGTTGATTATTTTACGGCTATCTTTTCACAATGTGATGACCCACAAAGAATGTGGATAGGTGAGATTATTCAAACTGGTGATGAGAAATACAAGGACTGGCAGAAGAAGGTGCAGAGTCTCAGTTACATCTTCAGACAAGAGATGGAACACCTGTTTGAAGACATTGATTTCAACTCAGTGTTTGTGTGTGAACAAGGTAAACATCCAGTCTTGGTTAAGGAACATTTGAAAAAGAATGTATCCATTGAGTCACTCATCATTCTTGATGCGTTGGTTCAGTATAAGAAACGATTTGATTCTAAACTTGATGACTTCGTGTGGAAAACCGTCAGTCTCAAGGTTGACAAGTACAAACCGTTCCTGTTAAATAGTATTGACTTAGACAAGTACAAGAAAGTTTTAAGAAGGATAGTAATGTAATGAGTGATTTTTTTCAATCGGAATTTGTACGAGAAGGTCTCCGCGACATTCAAGAACTGCAAAAGGAATTGCAGAGAGGATTTATGCGGTTCAATTTTCTTACAGAGGATGAACAAGAAGAACAACTAGCCCTTCTAGAATCTTTATTAGAGAAACAGTATTTGATGTACCTTCGGATGAAACTGTCAGATGATCCGAAGGCTCAAGAGATAGTAGAAGATATGCGCCGATCATTGTGTCTGTTAGGTTTACCTGAAACCGCCACCGTTGAAGAGGTCTTCGCCCAGATGAAACAAACACTCCAGAATCTCAAAGAACCCCTTGACACCCCAGACGATACCTAGTATCATAAAGGGGTGTTCAAGACACAAGCCAAATCCGAAACAATCCTATGTCTTTTTCCAATCTTAAGAAACAATCCTCTCTCGGTTCTCTGACTGCAAAACTGGTGCAGCAGGTTGAGAAGATGAACAAAACTGGTGGCGGTGCTGATGACCGTCTGTGGAAACCAGAAGTTGATAAAGCGGGTAACGGTTATGCCGTCATTCGTTTTCTCCCTGCACCCGAAGGTGAGGAACTCCCCTGGGCCAAACTCTACACTCACGCTTTCCAAGGCCCTGGTGGTTGGTATATCGAAAACTCTTTGACCACCACTGGTGGTAAAGATCCAGTATCTGAATATAACTCTCAACTGTGGAACTCTGGTATTGATGCTGACAAAGAAGTCGCACGGAAACAGAAACGTAAACTGTCTTATTACTCCAACATCTATGTTGTGAAAGACCCCACTAACCCTCAGAACGAGGGTAAGGTGTTCCTGTTCAAGTTCGGTAAGAAGATCTTTGACAAGATCACTGCAGCAATGCAACCCGAGTTTGAAGATGAAACTCCCATCAACCCCTTCGATTTCTGGGGTGGTGCTAACTTCAAACTGAAGATCAAGAAGGTTGCAGGTTACTGGAACTACGACTCCTCTGAGTTCGACCGTCCTTCTGCACTGCTTGATGACGATGATGCTATGGAAGCCATCTGGAAGCAGGAATACTCTCTTGCTGAACTGGTTGCTCCCGAACAGTTCAAGTCTTATGAAGACCTGAAGAAGCGTCTCGACTATGTTCTGGGTATTCGTGGTGTTTCCAAGTATCGTGATCCCGAAGTCGTTGCTGAGGAAGAAGAGTTTGAAGCCGAACGCACTGGTAAGACCGTTACCCGTGAGCTTGATGACGACCTTCGTTCTCAACTGAGTAACCTGTCTTCGAAGACCGAGACTGTTGATGATGATGAAGAGGATGCTCTGTCCTACTTCGCCCGTCTTGCTGAGGATTGAAAATCGCTTTTTAGTTTCAAAAATGGTCGGAAAAAAATTCTGGCCATTTTTTAGCCACAGGGTCGCTCAAGCGACCCTTTTATTTTGGCATCAAAATACGAGGATTTTCGGTCTTTTTGAGAGTTGGGTTGATATATTGTTGAGATGGTTTATACTCCATATTTTTCTTATTGTCTCTCA